AAGAAGGCCTTGGCGCCCATGATCCAGCCCTTGACCGCCAAGGCACGGAAGGCCGCGTTGAAGGTTTCGAGCAGATCCTTGATGAGGCCGATGGTCATCGGCTTATCCATGAAGGGCAGGATACCTTCCGCGATGATATCCTGCAGCGCGTGGCTGGTGCGCACCGCGCTTTCGAAGCGGAAGGCGGGATCATCCGAGCAGGTGGTGTTGCCCCAGAAGCGGAAGCCGCTGGCCGTGCGGATGATCGTGACGATATCATTATCGTTCAAAACGCCAGCGTCTGTGCTGGGATCGAGCAGATCGAAATGCACGTCCTTGGTGATGCTGGTGACGCCCGACAGGGCCACGTTGCTGATGGTTTTGTGCCAGCCCGTTTCCTCGTCAATCTGGGCGCGCAGGCCCAAGGCGCGGGCCACCGCATCGGCAGCGCCGCCATTGGTGCCGGGCCAGATCAGGGTGAGTTCGCGGGCGGCGAAATTCTCGCGATAGGTGCCTGCCTCGGCCACAGTTGCCCCGACAGCCGCGACATAAGCGCGGGCGCGCAGCTTTTTGGCGACGATAGCCAGCGCCGTGGTTACATCCTGCGTATCCAGCCCCGGCGCGCCCAGAATGCGCGGGCGGACGCCCAGAGCCGCCTCGGCAGCGCGGAAGGCCTGCATGCCGGTGAATTTGCCATCGACCATGCTGCCGATCACATTGGCATTGGTTTCGCCCGCATTGGCCCCAGCCGCCACGCGCACCACCACCACGATGGGCGAGGCCTGATCGGCAATGGCTTGCAATGCGGCGCGCAGGGTGCCGCCCGTGCCAGCAGCATCGATGGCGGCATCGATATCGGTGATCAGCACCGGCGTGTTGAGCGGGAAGGCGGCATTGAGCGCGGCGGTGGCAGCGCCAGCGGCGGCGGTGGCCGTGGCGATGAGGCCGATATTGGCCAGCGACTTGCCGACAATTGTGCGGGTGCCTTTGGCAGTTTGGGTGAGGGTGAGGCCGTGCGTCATGGGCGGTTCCTTCAGGATTTGGCGGAGGAGCGGAGGGGGATGGTGAGGGTTTGCAGCGCGTTTTTGGCCGGAGCATTGGTGCGCTGGCCGTCGATCAGGATGGTGAGCTGGCCGTTGGCGAGGCTTTGCGGATCAGGATCGCTGGCGAAGCGGACGCGGGAGACGGCGAGGCGCGGCTCCCATTTGGCGATGGCGATGGCGGTGGCGGCGCGCAGCAGCATGGGAAGTGCGCCATTGATCGGCTGATCCAGCAGATCGGGCAGGAGCGAGCCATAATCGCGGCGCATGGGGCGCGAGCCGATGGGCGTGGAGAGGATATCGCCAATCGACTGCGCCAGATGCGCATCGCCCGAGAGGGGCTTTCCAGTGGTGGCGGACATTCCGAGCATGGGCCAGACACAAGCGGCAATCGCGCGCGCAAGGCCAGCGGGGGGCAGGGTAACGCGGCGCGTTACTACCCCTATCAGTCTGGTGGCAGGGTCTTGGTGGTGGGCAGGCCGGATTGGACGCCGCCGTGGGTGTGGTTTTTGAGGCTTTTGCCCCCGCCGACCACATCGGTTTGGGCTGTTAGAGTGCCTGTCACATGGACGTTGTCGGCGTCAAGGGTGATGGTGGTGGCCTTGATCGTGGCGGTGGCGCCCTCGGGCAGAGTGGCGGTGAGGGCATGGGCCTGCGGATCATAGCCGATCACTGCGCCATCGGCATATTTGACCAGCTCGGCCAAGCTGCTGCCTGCGGGCGGGAAATTGTCATTCATGAGGCCGGAGAGCGCCACGCCATTGCCGATCTGGCCATCTGGGCAGAGGAGCAAGACTTCCTCGCCCACGGTGGGCGGAGACCAGTGGCGCGTGGCACCGGAGCGCAGGGCAAGCCAGCGGATAGGCGGGGTTTCGATATTGCCATCATCGGCCTGCGGATCGCCAAAGCGGACGCGGCAGCGGGGCGGGGAGAGCGTGACCGAGCTGATGATGCCCAAGCGGATCAGGGTGGAGGGATCGAGGGGGATATCGTCTTCGTCGTTCATGGGGTGTTTCCTACACGTTCCGATTCCGGCATTTTGGGGCATGGCCGATTACACCAGCCCCCGCCCGTCTGATCCCCTATCCTACCGCCGCGATTGCGCGATGGTGGTGGCCTGCGCTTGTGGGCATCGGGGCAGGGTGGCCTTGCGGGGTTTAAGCCTGCCCGCTGACACCCGCCTGTGGCAGATCGCTCTGCGCCTGCGATGCAGCCGGTGCCGAGCGAGGGGCGCGATGATCGATGTGGTTAAGGCTGGGCGTTAAACCTTGCCGCCCAATCATGCGCCGCCTTGGCATAGCTGTAATCCGCGTCGCAGGCCTTTAGGTCGCTCTCGCTCACTGCGATTTGCGCCATGACGGGGCTGGCGGGGGCGTTTTCAGGAACAGCGGGATTTCCACCTTGGGCGGGGCTGGCACGATAGGTTTGGGGCGCGGGGCGCAGGCGGTGAGCAGCGACATAAGCAGCAAGGCGAGTGCCACCCTCGGCCAGCGCATCGCTGTATTTTTGATCGGCATCATGGGCAAGGCTCCTGTAGCGGGCTTCGGCTTGGGCTTGGGCGGCGGCGGCATCGCGGCGGGCGGCATCCCATGCGGCTTTGGTTTGGCGGGCATAGAGCGCCTGCTTGGCTGCCTCGTGGTGCTGCCATAGGGCGATAAGCAGGAGAACGACCACGGCGGCGGCGAGCAGGCGGGTAGAGCTTTGCGCGACCCAGCGCAGGCCAGCGCCGATCTTGTCCCAGATCCCGAACAGCTTGACGGCCTGCCAAAGGCCGAGGGCGAAGGCGATCATTCGCCGCCCCCATCGGCGATTTCCACGCCAGAGGGGCCAGCCTTGATCGAGCGCTTGACCAGCAGCGCGCCGATGCAAGTGAGGCCCACCAGCACCTGCGCATGGGCAGCCAGCGCAAGCCAAAAGGCCTTTTCCGCATCGCCCCGCACCAGATAGACCCCGATGGCGGCAAAGATCGTAAAAACTGCGCAGCCACCTGCCGTGGCGATAAAGGCCCATGCGCGCCGCCCATCTGGCGTGATGATGGTCGGGAGTTTCATGGCGTCTCTCCATAAAGCGCGGCCTCTTTGGCGCGGCGTTTCGTGAGGCCAGCCATCACCTTGCCAGCGGCCTTATTCCAGCGCGCAAACTCGGACTTGGCACCGGCATAATTGCCCGCCTTGTGCATCTTGAGCAGAGTGGATGACGCCAGATTGGCCATGCCGCAATTATAGGCAAAGGACAGCATCGCATCGAACTGGCCTTGAGTGGTGGGCGCAGTGCCAATCAGCATCGCCAGACGGGCCGCGAACTTGGCGATATCGACCTCAAACCGCGCATCGCATTGAGCCTGTGTCCAAACGAGGCCTTTTTGGATATCTGCGCCGGTGCTGCCCCAGCCAATAGTCCACGGATCGCCGCCTGTGGCTGGATCGGGATAGGCGGCAAAGGTGCCGTTGGGTTGCCGTTTGGCGCAGCCCTCGGCGTCTTTGATAAGCGCCTTGCCAGCGGGGCCGATGGTGTGGGCGGTCATTGGTTCACCTTTCCGGTTTTGCGATATTCGCGCCAGCGCAGCACCCACCAAGCGAGGGTGGAAAGGCCGACGAGAACGGTGATGATCGGCGAGAGGATTTGTGCCCAGTGCGAGACTGCCACCAAAGCTGCGGCCACAGTCGCGCCGAAATCGCCCATATGTTTGATTACCTCATGCTGATTGTTCACGTGAAGGCCTCCCATTTGACCACATCACCCTCGCGCCACACGCGCCATACCCCCGGCTTGGTGATGCGCTGGGCGTGGCCTTGCTCGACCTCGCGGATGGCGGCGGCGAGATCGTCACGCATAGCGCGCCAGCCCAGCGGTATGCAGCGCGGTCACTAGCGCCAGCACCTCGGCATCCGTCTGCCCCGTAAGGCCGACCAGATCGCGCCGCAGATAATAGAGCGAGCCGTTAAAGCTGGCATTGGCCGCGCCGTTTGCGCCGCCGATGATGGTGACAGCGCCGCCCTGATTGACGTTATAGGACGCCGTGGCCTTGCCCGCATTGGGGCCGGTGACGGTGACGTTTGCGCCGATGCCGACATAGCCGGTGATCGTGGACGTGCCCGCGCCAGTGTTGAAGCGCACCAGTTTTGCCACCGTGACGATTTGGCCTGTGGGAACGGCAGGGCCGATTGCCGCGCCATAGTCCTTGCTGGCCGGAACGCCCGCTGTCGAGAATTGCACCCCGCCGCCGCCATTGCTGAGCATAAGCAAACCAGAATTGGCCACGGGAAAGCTGGTGGCCTTGAAAATCACCACCTCAAGATAATCGACAAAGCCCTCAAACGGCGGCTCGCAGACGCGATTGGACGGGGTGCCGACCTTGAGCAGGTTTAGCGCCACAGTCGTCCCGTTGACAAAGGCAAGGCCCTTGCCGTCAAAGGTGGGGCGCGAGGCGAAGGTGAAGGGGAAAGCGCCAAGCGGCTTGGTGCGCGAGAGGACGGGCTGCACATCGCGGGCCGCATTGAGCAGACAGCCCATAGCCACCGCCACTGAAACCCCCGTGAGGCCCGCGCTGGCCGCGAAGGACAGGGCGACATTTGAGGTGTAGCCACCGCCTTGCGCCGTGGGCGAAATATCGACCAGTGCGCCGCCCGCCACGGTGAACGTGCCCGCCGCGCCAGATCCGCCGCCCCCGCTAATCGCTAGGGGGAAGGTGCCGTTGGTGCCGCCCGAGCCGCCCGCAAGGATGGTCGCGCCGAGGAAAACGGCGGCAGGAATGGCCGCGCTCACCGCTGGCAGCGCGCCGCCCGCATAGCAGGCCGGATTGAGGGCATCGAAAACAAAATCAGTGGCGGCGGTGTTGCGGCCAAGGGCATCCTTGCTGTTGACCAGCATTTTGGCATCGGACGCGATGGCGGAAAGCGCGGTGATGCGAGCGTTATAAAGGGTCATGTCCGTGCGTCCTTAATAGGTGGCGATGATGGCAGCGGCGGCGTTGGCCACAAATTGACCATAAAGCGCGTGGCCATAGTCGCCCGGATGCGGGCTGTTCACGCCGCTGCTGGGAAAAACTGCCGCGACATTGCCCGCATTCAAAACGGTGGAAACGTCGATGGTGTGGACACGGGGCACCTGCGCCGCCGCCGCAAACAGGGCATCACGGCCCGCGATGGATGTGGTCGAATAGGTTGGGTTGTTATAATCCGACCACGGCCCAACGAGGAAAATCGGCATATCGGGCGATGCGGCGCGGGCCGCCTGCAAGATCGTCAGGGCTTGAGCGCCCGTCTGCGCTGCGGTGTATGGCCCGCCCGGTGCGACAGAAAAGTCATTAATCCCGCCCGCGATGAACAGGACATCGGGCGGGCCACCATTGACGGCCTGCAACACATCCGGCGTGAGGCGGTCTAGGAAGTTATAGCCGGTGGCCACTTTGGCTGCGAGGTTGGTGGTGGTGGCGGTGGCAGGAAGGGAGATGATAGCCGTGCCGCCCGCCGTCGCGCCTGTGGTGACGGTTGCGCCATAGGGGATGCCAACCCCTTCCAAAATCTGGCCAGCGGCAAGGGTGCCCGACACCACGCCGACATTGGCCGAGCCGCTGGTGATATTGACCGTGACCGATGTTTTGCGGTTGCGGTTGAGATAGCCCGAGCCGCCAATGCCGACATTGATGGGATTGTCGATGCCAAGGCGGTAGCTGGCCTGTGACACCCAATTGCCCGCCAATGTGGTGGCAACCGCGCCTTGCGTGATCGAGTCGCCCATAAAAACGGCATTGATGGGATTGGGCGGTGTATAGGCCTTGATCGTGCCGCCAGCGGGCAAACGCAGGCCGACGAAAGGACGGAAACCAAAAATTGCCCGGATGCGGCGATCAGCGGCGGATGACGGTAGCGTGATCGGGATGTAATAGGTATGGCCATCGGTGTTTGTCGGCAGCGCATAGCCCGCCGTGTTGGTGGCAATCCCGTCAATCTCGATGGTGAACTGGCCACTGTCGCCTTGGCCGAGCATCACCACCTCAAACTGGGTCTGGCCAGCGGGTAGGACAAATTCAATCGCGCCCTTGCCGAGGCGATTAGAGGGGACACCCGTTGACGCCGAAATGGTTGTGGGATCGCCGTCCGTAGTGCTCTGCGGATACATGGCCGCGCCGCCCGGAATGCCAGAGCCGCTAAGCCATTTGCCGCCCAGCAGGCGGATGCGCGGGTCATTCTTGGCGATAACAACGGGCGAGGTGTAAGACGATGATCCGTCAATTGCCGTTGCTACCGTGATTGGGTCGCTAGCCATGACTTGCTGCGCCAGACCCCCTGAATTGTAGACGCCCTTTTTGAGCCGGAGCCGAGCAATCGCCGGCAAGAGCAAATTGGCCACCTCCAGCGCCGTGATCCGCGCCGCGCCGCTGGCGATTTGCAGATCGAGGCGGTTGCCCTGCGCATCGGCGGGCTTTTGGATCAGCGTGGTGCCATCATCGCGATAATTCACCCACCAGCGCCCGCTGGCGTCTTGCACCGCCTGCAGCATAGCCTCCATTTTTTCAAAGGCTGCGCCGACCAATGTGGTGATATTCGCACGTTTGGTTTGGCCAGCTTTGACGAAGGGCACGGTCTCGGTGCCATCAAGGTTTGCCTCAAAAGGAAGGTCGGTGATTTTCATGAGCTTGGTTCCTATCGACCGATGGCGCGCCACGAGACGGCTTGGTTGCCGTCATCGGAGTGGACATTGAACTGGGTGATGCTGACCTTTTTCCCGCCTACCTTGTTGCCAGCGGTGGCCGCCGTATTGGGATTTTGCGCGGTGACCTGCAGATTGATGCTGGCCAGATCGGTGAAGGTGATCGGGAAGTTTAGCGATGAAGGCGAGTTGGTTTCGTTTGCCGTTGTCTCGCCCCATTGCTCGATGAAGCCATCGGGCGTTTTGCGCCAATAGCCATTAGCGTTTGATCCGCTCGTGAAGTCTGCAGCCAGCACGAAAGCGGCGGCATTTTTGCCCTCCAGCTTGCGGGCCATGATTTCGGTTTGGCCGGTGCCGATCCAATCAAGGACAGCGGCCTTGGCGCTGGATGGGGTAATGGCGCGGGTGGCGTCGGTGCCGGTTTTGGCCTCGGCGTTGGTGGCCAATTCCACCACGCCTTGCCGAGTGGTGCTGGCGGGAGGATTGATCCAGCTGGTATCACCAAAGGTGATATTGGCGGTTTGGCCCGCCTCTAGCTGGATATCGACGGCCAGATAGGTGGCCGAAACCTCGGCCTTGCCAGCGATGGGCGAGCCTTGCGAATAGGCGGCAAACAGAGTGCCATCAGAAAGATAAAGCCCAAAGCCGCGATAATCATAGACATCATCGGAAGCATCGAGCGCCACCGCATGAAGCTGATCGCCGCCGCTGGCCTCGCCATTGACGGGAAGACGTTTGATTTCATCAGGGATGGCGGTGAGAGTGCTGGCGGCGGTGAAGGCGGTGTTAGTGAGGCCAATCTGGCTGATCTGCGCAGGGCCGAAACCAGCAGAGCCATCCGCCGCGATGATCGCCAGCCCAGCGCTGGTGAGAGTGATTTGCAGCGGTTCCATCTTAATGATCCTCCAAAATGATGCCTTCGCCGCCCTCAATGGGTTCGCCATATTCGGTCTGCAAATAGAGACCGGCGTTGGGATCGACGGGCGCAGGCTTGGCGCGGCGGCGCTCGAAGCGCATGGTGCGGGCTGCGCCTACAATCGGCAGGACAGCGCGGGCGATCACGCGCTGATAGAGCGCGAAATGGGCGCGGGCGGGCTTTACGGAGACCAGATCGCGGTGCAGCTCGCGGGCGAAGATGGCGGTGGAGCGGGGGTCGCCTGCGCCATCGAGGGGCAGGGTGACGGAAAAGGTGTAGGGCTGGCCGGTGCCGCCCGCCTGCCACCATTCGGTGAGCGTGAGCAGCGGATCATATTCGGCGAGCACCGCATCGGCGGCGGCGCGGCTTCCCTTGATCTTGGCGCTGGGGATGGCTTGGGCCACGGCTTGGCGGCGGCGGGCTTCGCTCCAGCCTTGCCGCCATTGATCGGTGGATAGGCCCCAAGCCAGCCAAGGCAGCAGGGCAATGGGGCAGGTGGCAGGGTTCCACAGATCCACC